ATGACTTTTGTGATTTGGTTTGGGAATTGGAGCGTGTCGGTGCAGAGGCGCTTGTGAAAATGGGTATCAGGGACGAGAGGGCGCTGATTCAGATGTTCCTGATGTGCGCTGCAACCATGCAGTTGGCGTTTTCGACGCCTGGAATGTGGAAGCGACACGCGGACTGGATGACGACCGTTTCGGAGACAATTTCGGACGCGGGCGGCGAGGGGGTGACGCATTGATTAAGCATCTTGAATCCGGCGAATGGGCCGTCATTGGCGGGAATGGCGACATCCTGCACCGCGCTCAGTCGAACGGTGCCGCATGGCTTTGGCTGGACCGCCAGGAGCGCCGCAAGTTGTGGGCACGACGGGAGACCGCAGAGAGTACGGGCGCGGTTTACTACAAGGGTTTGGGCGATGACTGAAGTCCCCGGCATCACCCGCCCCTTAACCGACCTTGAACGGTGTCAGGAGCGCACACAGGCCGTTAACCGGCAATCAGCATTGGAGGAAGACCGGCAAACGTCCGCAAATCCCACTTTGGAGGACACATGACCAAGCCCGCATTCAGCGTAGACGAGCCGCGTTTCAAGGGCGGGCTGTCCGTCACATCCCTTCTGGGTGTGGGAAAGGTTGTCCGCACCAATGCCGACAAGTTGGACCACTACGAATCACGCGGGGCCATCACGCACGAACAGTGGCTGGCAGGGTCACAGTTCCAACGGGACTACGAGCGCGGTGTATCTGGTGCATCAACAACCTGCGCCTATGAACGCCAGGAGCCATCCCACACGGGCCATCAGGAAGGCGAATTGCGGGCCGCTGAGAGGTGGCGTGACGCGGTGCAGGCCCTTGGCCCCATCGGTGCCGATGTGTGCATCAGGGTGTGCTGCGAGAACATGGCGGCAAACGACTGGGCGCACTCACGAGGGGAGCGCAAGGAATACGGCATGGGGCGGTTGCGGGAAGCCCTGGACGTTCTGGATGAGTTTTACGGTGTCTGAGACGTTCCATGAACACACAGAAAAACAAACCCAGAAAGTTATTGACGGCCCAGCCGCTGGGTGATAGGGTAATCTGGAAGTTGGGTTTCTGCGCCCGACATTCACGACCGCAGGGGCGGGGACTGATCATCCTCTGCCAATATCCGTCTGACCCGTGTGATTCGGGCATACGGTGCAACGCATCGCGCGATGTCCCTGCGGTCCTGAATATCGGATAGGCCTCACGTCATCACCAAGCGCCTCGTTCCTCCCGGAGCGGGGCGTTTTTCATGATCGGCCAAAAGATCGGCCAAAGTCGCTTAACAACGTCCCACACGCCTCTCAACGATGCGCCTCAGTGGGGCTATCCTCCCCCAGCCCACAGGCGAACCGTCCACACGCTCAGACATAAGGGCGACGAGGCTTGACGGCTGGGGCCACTATCAACCAAGGAGACGCTCAATGAAGCGCATCATCACCGTCCTGGCGCTGCTTCTGGTGGCGTCCACCGCGTTTGCCGGGGAAGTCATCTTTCGCCCCGGCGCGACGTTTACGATTGATTCAAACCCTTACGCCTCGACGGCGGCGACCACAGTGCCGACCTCGCAGATTCGCACGATTCGCGTTCTTTCGACCACCGACGTTTTCTTTAATGTCGGAGTGAGTCCGAACGCAAGCGCGGGCGTCACCCACATGTACGTCCCCGCCTTCACGCCTGAATATCTGAACATCGGCGCGGGCGAGCAGGTTGCGGTGTTCTCCGTGTCATCAAGCGGCACTGTGTACGTGACGGAGATGCTCCAGTAATGGCCATTATGGGCGGCAATATCCGGCGTGGTGGGTTGGTGCAGAAGTACCAGCTTTACCGTGGCGCTGGTGAGCCATCGGCCTATTACGACTACGCGGGCAGCGAAACATTAGACGACGCCGTTGTGCGTGGTGGCCCGCATACGTTCGAGCGTTCCAGTACGGCCAATTATTTCGACGCTGGTGGCGTTCTCCAGTCTGCCGCCATCAATGTTGCCAGGTTCAATTACGTTTATGACGGTTCAGTGTGGGTCAACAAGGGCCTGCTGGTGGAGGGGGAGAGTGCCAACAGCCTGACCTACAGCCGGGACTTTTCTAACGCGGCGTGGCTGCATACAGCCGCGGCGTCAGTGTCTTCCGGCGTCAGTGTCGTTGATGGTGCCACAAGAAACATTGTTCTGACTGACGACAGCGGTGCGGCGCGGCTTAACAAATACATAAATACATCCTGCCCTAACGACAGCAACGTGAACCTGTTTTCGCTAAGGGTTCCAAAGACCTCTGGTGCGAGCCACTTCCCGATGATGCAGGCGCTACTCACGGGGGGGACCGCACAGCAGGTGGTAGCCATTCTCGACACGGATACAGGTGTAGTCACCGCCATTACAGAGACAGGCACAGTCACCTCTCAGGCTGAAGACTTTGACGATCACTGGCTGTGGTGGTCAACAGTGCTGAATAATTCCACGGGCAACACCACCGCGCGTATGCTTTTGAACCCTGCTGGGTCTACCAACGGCACGACATTGGATAACGCAGCGACAGGATCGACTGCGATGGACTATGCCACGATTGAACTCAACACCTCCACCCCCACAACCCCCATAGAAACCGTCGCCAGCGCGGTGACGCGGACGGTGGATGACGTGACGCGGGCAACGACAAGCCTTCCTGGCACAATTCTGCTCAAGGGCCGCACTGCTCCATCAATCGGATCAACCGATCAGGTGGTTGCGCAGTGGGATGACGGAACCGAAGACAACCGTGTGACGGTGTTGCGCCGTGGCAGTTCCACGCAGGGCGAGATTGCCGTGCAGGTAGTGGACGGCGGTGCATCGCAGGCTGACTTTGACAGTGGTGCGACGATTGCCGATGACACGGATTTCGCGATTGCGTTGCGTATCTCTGCCAGCGACTTCGCTGCATCTCTGGATGGTGCTTCGGTTGCTACGGACGGCGCAGGCACACTGCCATCGGGCATCACGACATTTCGCGCCGGGGATAATGTGGCGAACACCAAGACGTGGGGCGGTTCTCTGGCTGTTGTGGGCGAATGGACTGCCGCTCTGTCAGACGACGCACTCGCGGGGTTGTCGTCATGAGAGTAGACCTCGCCTTTCCCAATCGTGCGGCGGCAAAGCAAGTCTTCGAGGCCCACGGCTTTGTGTTCGACACCACGGACGAGAACGGCAATCCGTTTGAACTGAAAACCGTGCGCCATCCAAATGGTTCGTTCCTGATGCTCCGCGCCCAAATCTTCGGACGCCCCACGCCTTCGGGTGAGGTGGACGAGGACGGGCTGCCCATCATGAACCCCGGCGCGGTCATGCGATCCCGCAAGGGTAGGGAATGGCACGTTGACGCCTACCTGACGGGCGATCTGATTGAGGTCACGGGATACGACGAAGACGAGAACCCGATCTGGGGCGGTGCCCTGCTGGACGCCCTGGCTGATTACATCGTCACGATCCCAGAGGGTACGCCCCCGGCGTTTGTTGTCGCAGGTGTTGGATAAACCGACCAAGTTTCGTTTTGAAACAGTCACATAGGAGCCAATCTCATGGCCGCTTCGGCAACCCCATCCAAGGGACCGAAAGGCGATAAAATGATGCGCGATGCTTTAATGGTCGCGCTGAAACGTCCTTCAACCCAAGACCCCGACCGAAAGAACTTCGCAATCATCGCAGAGCGTGTCGTTGACATGGCCCTGGGTGACGACCGCGAAATGATCAAGCTGATCTTTGAACGAGTGGACGGCAAGGCCATTCAGCCTGTTGAGGGGTCAGGGACTGACGGCGAATTTGTGTTCAGGTGGCTCGGTGGTTGAGATCGTCATCCCGTATGACCCACGGGAACACCAGGCCGAAGTCCACAAGGGGCTAGAGCGTTTCAACGTGCTGGTTTGTCACCGCCGCTTCGGCAAGACCGTTGCGATGGTGAACGAGCTGATTATGCGCGCGCTGAAGGACGGCAAGAAAGACGGGCGCTACGGTTACATTGCACCATTTTACAAGCAGGCCAAGACGGTCGCGTGGGACTATCTGAAGCATTACACGGACCCCATCCCCGGCAGGGTGTTCAACGAAAGTGAATTGCGCGTTGACTTCCTGGGTCAGCGTATCCGGCTCTTTGGCGGCGACAACCCGGACGCCTTGCGGGGTATCTATCTCGACGGCGTGATTTTGGACGAATATGCCGAGATGGACCCGAGGGTGTGGAGCGAGATCATCCGCCCCGCCTTGAGTGACCGCAAGGGCTGGGCGGTGTTCATCGGTACGCCGAAGGGCAAGAACGCCTTCTATGACATCTACCAACACGCCCTGAAGTCTGAGGGCTGGTTGGGCGCGATGTATAAGGCGTCTGAGACTGGGATTGTTGATGCCGCTGAACTTGTCGATGCAAGGGCGGTCATGACGCCTGACGAGTACGAGCAGGAATACGAATGCAGCTTTGAGGCCGCAATCAAGGGTGCTTACTACGGCCCACAGATGGCATTGGCTTCTGAGCAGGGGCGCATTGGTTCTGTGCCGTATCAGTCCGAGTTTGCGGTAGACACGTTCTGGGATTTGGGCATTGACGACAGCACGGCCATTTGGTTCGTGCAGTACGCCGGCAAAGAGATCCACCTCGTCGATTACTACGAGAACAACGGGGAGGCCCTGGCGCACTACGTCGGTGAGATTGAAAAGCGGGTGAACAAGAACGGTTGCAGGATGGGCGACCTGATCCTGCCCCACGACGCAAGACAGCGGGAACTGTCAACCGGCCTCACGCGACAGGAGACGCTAGAGAAGCTGGGTTGCAAGACGATGATTGCCCCAAGTCAATCGGTCGTGGATGGCATCAACGCGGCGCGGCAGATCATGGGCCGGTGCTGGTGGGATGCCGAAAGGTGTGAGCGCGGCATTGAGTCATTGAGGCAGTACGCCAAGGACTACGACAGCATCAACCGGACATTCCGCCAGAAGCCCTTGCACAACTGGGCATCACACGGCGCGGACGCATTCAGATACGGCGCAATCACGAAGATTGCAGCGAAGGCAAAGCGGGCTGAACGCTCGCTCTCACCCAAAATAGCAATGGTGTGATGATGGATCGGCGTCATTCCGACATTCTTGACTCCCGCGTTATTGACAGGGGCTTTGACCAGGACGACAGCCAGGATATGTGGCTGCGTTCAATCGCTGAACACGGCTACATCACGCCCGACCCGGTTGTTTGGCAATCGCACGATGATTTCAGCACTAGGGCTTCGCGGATTAGGCATCGTCGGCGCAGGGAATCGCCCGAACCAGCAGAATGCTCGAAAAGACTACAGGATGTCCCCGGTCATGATTGGGCGGAGAAAAACAGGCAGGCATTTGAACTTTGGTGCGCAGCCCATGAAGACGCACTGAACATGCAGGCGTCGAACGCCGTATGGCGAGACTTAACGGACACAGGTGAACAATGGCACGACCGAACAAAGCGGCGACCACCGCCGCGATGACACACGCAGAGAACCCGAACGACAGCACGGCCCGCCGCGCCGCCATTGCCCACGCAGTAAGCCTGATGGGTGACGCTGTGAAGCAGTATGGCCCGGTGGAAGCCGGTGACGTTGTGCTTGCCCTTGCCAAACGATTTGAGGATTACATTGATGGCTGACCGCACACCCGACAACAACGAAATCGGCTCCCTGCGCAAGATTATCCGCGACCACGACCGGCGTCTGGCTGCGCTTGAGGCCGCGTTGAATGAGTTGCTGGTTGAACTCCACGGCGAGAAAGAAGCAGCCTGATGAAAATGCAGGAGCAGACGCTAAAGGCTATCCTCAAGGCCCATATTGCGTCCGCTGAAGGCTCACACCTTGCGGGCGGCACAAGCCTGTCAGACCAACGCCAGAAGGCGCTGGAGTACTACCGTGGCGAGCCGTTCGGCAATGAGGTGGACGGTCGTTCCAAGATCGTGTCGCGGGATGTCGCAGACACAGTTAATTGGATGATGCCCTCGATCCTCGAGGTCTTCACGGCGGGCGATGACGCGGTGCGTTTCGATCCCGTTGGCCCGGAAGACGAACAGAACGCCAAGCAGGCCACGGAATACGTGAATCATGTGTTCCACAAAGAGAACGATGGCTTCCAGGTGCTCTACGATATTATCTTCGACTCGCTGCTCCAGAAGATGGGCGTTGCGAAGGTCTGCTGGGAAGACCGCGAACACTCGACCATCAAGCGATACAAGGGTCTGACCGCCGAAGAACTCGCCAAGCTGGAAGGTGAGGAAGGTCTGGAACTGGATGAGGTGACGGAGCGCGAGGAAGAAATCGCCATGCCTGACCCCGAGACGGGGCAGCTTGTCCCGCAGATGGTCAAGGTGCTGGACGCGCGTTTCATCCACACAGAGACCAAGGGCTGTGTGCGCATTGATAGCGTTCCGCCCGAGGAGTTCATGTTCTCGCGCCGTGCAGTGAAGCTGGAAGACGAAGCGGGTCACATGATTGTCCCGTTCGTCTGCCATCGGGTGAAGAAGACCATTTCCGACCTGATTGCGGAAGGCTATGACCGGAAGCTTCTGGCGGACATCCCTTCGTCTGATGACGGGGAATACAACCAGGAGCGCACAGAGCGTTTTGACGACGCGGACCTTGACGACATCGAACTGAACGCCTCCATGCGGACCATTTGGCTGCATGAGTGCTACCTTCGTGTCGATATGGACGGCGACGGCATTGCCGAAACCCGCAAGATTCTGGTGGGTGGCAACGGTCACACGATCCTTGAAAACGAGGAAATCGACGAACAGCCCTTCGTTACCATCACACCGATCCCGATGCCACACACGCTTGTTGGCGACAGCGTTGCGGATCAGGTGATGGACATTCAGGAGTGGAAATCGACCCTCCTGCGCCAGTTGAATGACAACATCTACAACGTGAACAACGCCCGCAGCGCGGTATCTGACAAGGTTGACCTTGATAGCCTGTTGAACAACGCGGTTGGCGGCACTGTTCTGGTTGATACACAGTCAGGTGACGTGAACGGGCATATCGTCCCGATGGTGACGCCCTCCATTGCCCATCACATCTTCCCGATGGTCGAATACGCGGACCAGATGAAGGAAAGCCGTGCTGGTGTGTCGCGTCTGAACCAGGGCCTGAACCCTGACGCGCTGAACGACACCGCTTCGGGTATGAATATGCTGATGACGGCCTCGCAGCGCCGCATCATGCTGATTGCCCGTGTGTTCGCACAGACCGGAATCCGGGACATGTTCCGCAAGATTCTCCGCATGTCGGTGAAGTACCAGGACAAGCCCAAGATGATCCGCCTGCGCAACCAGTTGGTTGAGGTCGATCCGGCGTCGTGGAACGCCCAGATGGACGTGACGGTGAATGTCGGGCTCGGGTATGGCAACCGTGAGCAGCAGCTTGTGGCACGTCGTCAGATTCTTGACTTGCAGAAGTCGGCGGTTGAATTGCAGGGCGGTGTGAACGGCCCGATTATCTACGCCGACCATATTTCCCATGCGTTCAAGAAGTTCATCGAGGCCGCTGGCGAGCAGCAGCCCGATGCCTATGTCATGGACGTTGACCCGGAGCAGGCCCGTCAGCCCCCGCCCGATCCCGGCCCGAATCCTGAGATGCAGAAATTCCAGATGGACATGCAGACCAAGCAGGCCGAAATGCAGATGAAGGGTCAGCTTGAGCAACAGAAGGCGCAGGTTGGCGTACAAGCCAAGCAGGCTGAACTTCAGATGAAGGCCCAGGCCGAGGAACGTAAGGCCCAGCTTGAAATCCAGAAGATGCAGCTCGAATATAAGAAACTTGAGATGGAGCAAGCCGCAGCCGCCAACGAAATGGCGATGAAGCGCGAGGAACATCAGCAGGAAATGGCGATGGACCGCGAGAAGTTCGACCAGGAAATGGCGCTGAAACGCCAGGAGGCCGAGTTTAACGCCCGCCTTCGTGCATCGGAATCGCAGCAGAAGGCCGGATTGGCCGCACAGGCAGCAAACAAGCCTGCTGAGACGCCCAAGGAAGCACCCATGCCCAGCATCACCATTCTGAACGGCAACAAGCGCCGCAGGGTGAATTTGGAGCGTGACGGCGAAGGTTCAATCATGGGCGCGGTGGTGGAAGATGACGACTAGCTACATGGAACGCTACACCCGCGAAGAAGGCGGAACGTGGTTCGACGTGTACCCCCGTTCAACAGGCAGCACCGACGCTGGCCTGGTGGAGATTGCCACCAACTTCGGGATGCACAGCTTCGTGACCGAAGACGGGCGGATTTGGGATGAAGTGAACGGTTGGAACGCACATGACGGTTGAATCCAGCCTTCCCATTGGCAAGCCGACCGACAAGGTACTTGATACCACGCAGGTCACACAGACGGACGGCACGGTTGCGGAACGTGAGGCCGTGGTTATCACCGACCCGGAGACACTTGCGAACCGGCAGAAGGTGTCTGCTGATGGCATAAGCTACACGTCCACGGTGGGTGTGGCGTCCACGGGTAACACGTCAACAGACGCCCTTGAGGGTGATGCGACCTACACCGGAACGGGTGAGCAGAACGACTACCCCGACGTGATGGTGTCGTGCCAGACCGACGCGGCGGGTACGTTGTATTTTGACTTTTCCGTTGACGGCACGAATTGGACGACATTCCCGGTCAATGGCTTTGCCGTTGCGGCGGGTATCCATGAGTTTCATGAGGCAGTGAAGGGGCCGCGCTATTTCCGTGCGCGTCTGGTTAATCGCTCCGATGCGCAATCATATCTGAGGCTTTACACCTATTACGGCACTTTCCGGCAGGGCAACAGCCCGCTAAACCAGACTGTCGGCCTGGATACAAACGCGGCGCATGTGCGCCCCACATCGTTCCAGGACGAGGTTCGCATCGGTCGGCGGTCGGGCATTACAGGATGGACCAAGTCCGGGTATAGGACTGAATTGACTGCGGCGAACGGTGAAGAAACCATTTGGGCCACCACGGGGAACTACACCCCGGCTACGTCGGCAGATACGTGGAATATCGCGTATGATGGCACGGCGGGTGGGTCAACGGACGGCGCGGGCACCACAGGCGCATTGACCCTTGCTTTCTACTATATTGATGGGGACGGCAACGAGGCCGTGAGCGTTCACACGCTGGAGACCGATGGGACGGACACCACGAGTTTCAGCGGGTACGGCATCAACCGGATTGCGGTAGCATCCAGCGGCACGGCAAAGAAGAACACAAGCGCCATCACGGTGACGCACACGACAAGTGGTGACAAACACGCCATCATCCCTGCCGGGGAGTCAGTTGCGCAACAGGCAATTTTCCATATGGGCGCGAGCCACGATGGGGTCGCCAAGTTCCTCTTTATGAACGTGCGCAAGCCGGGTGGCGGCAATGCCAAGGTCACTGTGAAGGGCTACGTGTACAACAGAAGCCCCGCAGCAACGACCTACGAGATTTTCCGTGCGTTGATTGATACCCAAACAGAGACATTCCTTGTCATTGATGAGCCTATCGGGCTCGATCTTGGTCCGACTGATGTTCTGTACTTTGTGGCGGACACAGATACCAACGCTACGCTGATTAACATGCGTTTCAGCCTGAACACGTACCAGCGGGCCTGATGCTTGCTTCTCTGCTTTGTAACTTCCCATTTGTCCCTGGTCCACGCCGGATCAAGTGGCGAAACAGATTCGGGAACTTTGACAGTCTTGAGGAGGCGCGGGCAGCGGCCCAGGATGCCCCTGTTGAGGTTGTCGAGGAAATCCAGACCGGGCCTGACACGTTCATTTATCGAACACCGGAGCCTGACACACCCAAACGGCGTTCTGACGATGACGCCCTGTTATTCATTCTAGCGCACATCTGAGGCACATGGACGAAGACGAACTTCGCAAGGACCAGCACCGGGGCCAGCAGGCCAAGGCGCTGCTTGAGAACAAGATTCTGAAAGAAGCCTTCGACAAGGTGGAATCGGAATGCCACCGGCTATGGGCCGAGGCAAAGAACGCAGACATTCGGGAGGGCATGTGGCTTCGGTTGCAGTCCCTCGAACACACACGCAACGCTATTGAGGGCATCGTCAAGAAAGGCGATCTGTCAGAGCGGAAATTGAAGGAACTTATCACGGGCAAAAAGTCCGTGTTTTGACCGCCAAGCCTCACGGCAGCGGTATTTGCTACTCCCGAAAACGGCGACTGAATAAGCGTGGGTCAGTCCACGCCAAAGGGCGCACGGTCAAAACCAATGGGAGGGGCTGGAACCAGAATGTGGCGTTCCTAATAATGAGTGACAAATGTCAGAAGAAATTGCGGCGACCCCGGAAACGGGAACCGCGCCTGAAGCCGTGGCACCCAAGCCGGTGTCGCGGGACGAGGCTCAGAGTGTCAACTTTGCAGCCGAACGGATCGCCGGACTGATCGGAGCCGAAGAGCCAACCGAGACCCCGAGCGACGAACCCGAGCCGCCAATCCAAGAGGAAGCGGACGAGGGCAGCAAGGGCGAAGAACCCGAGGCCAAGGCCGAAGGTGACGAACCCGAAACGTCTGAGGATGAACCCGAAGACGCGAAAGACGACGAGCAGAAGCCGGAACTCCCCTCCACGCTGGATGAAATTGCAGCATCCTACGGCATTGAGCGCGATGCGCTGGATGACGTTAAGGTTGCTATCAAGGTCAACGGCGAGACCGAGGAAGTCACCCTGGCGGAAGCCCTGAACGGCTATTCGCGGACCCAGGATTACACCCGCAAGACAACAGAGCTTTCGGAACAGACCAAGGCTTTCGAGCAGGCTGTTACGAGTGCTGAAGCTGAATTGCAAACGCGTGCCACAAGGCTCGCAACCCTTACCCAAACTCTCGAACAGCAGTTGACTGGAGCGGAACCCAACTGGGCCGAACTCCAGAAGAACCCGCAGGCATACTTGCAGGCACAGCGAGAATGGCAGCAGAAGACCCAGACGCTCCAAAGCGCTCAGGCCGAACGCAACCGTCTCGTGCAGCAGCAGATGGCCCAACAGCAGGAACAGATGCAGCAGCATCTTGCTGAAGAACATAAGCGGATGGTGACGAATTGGCCGGAACTGTCAGACCCGAAAGGGCAGGCGGCGTCGGAAATGCGTTCCTATCTCGCAGAGCGGGGCTTCAACGAACAGGAAATCGACGCACTGGCCGACCATCGCATGATTGGTGTCCTCAAGGACGCTATCGGCGGGCGGAAGGTTCAGTCATCGAACCCTGAAAAGAAGCTGGTCAAGCCGACCCGGACGATTAAGCCGGGGACGCCGAGAAATGGTGAGGATGCGAAGGCCGAAAAGGTCGCGAATGCGCGTCGCCTCCATCGCAGAAATCCGAGAAGCCTTGATGCCGCCGCAGAGCGGATCAACCGGATTTTTGCCCAATAGGGAATATCTCCAATGGCTATTGAACCCGCAGATACCTTCAGCACGTTTGATGCTGTCGGCAACCGTGAAGACCTCTCCGACGCGATCTATGACATTTCGCCCGTTGAATGTCCCATCATGTCGTCCATCGGACGCTCCAAGGCAACCGCCGTTCTGCACGAGTGGCAGACCGACGCACTCGCCGCTGCGTCCACCTCGAACGCGGTCAAGGAAGGTGCTGATGCAACCACCGACGCCGTGACCCCCACTGTCCGTCTCTCGAACACCTGCCAGATCATGGACAAGGTGAGCCGTGTGACGGGTACGCAGCAGGTCGTTTCCAAGGCCGGTCGCAAGAACGAACTTTCGTACCAGGTCGCCAAGAACGGCAAGGAACTGAAGCGAGACATGGAAGCCACGATCTGCGCATTGCAGGCCGAGGCAGCCGGTGACGTTTCGACGGCTCGCACACTGGGCGCTCTGCCTTCGTGGGTCATCACCAACACCGACATTGGCACGGGTGCTGCCGCCAACGGCACGGGTCTGGGTAACACCGCCCGCACCGATGGCACGCAGCGTGCCTTTACCGAAGCACAGGTGAAGGCCGTTCTGGCCTCTGCCTGGAACTCGGGCGGTGAGCCGGACACGATCTATGTCGGCAGCTTCAACAAGCAGAAGTTCTCGACCTTCACCGGTAATGCAACCCGCTTCAAGACGGCTGAAGACAGCAAATTGATGGCTTCCATTGATTTGTATGACTCGGACTTCGGTGAACTCGAAGTGATCCCGAACCGCTTCATGCGTGCTCGTGATTGCTGGATTCTCCAGAACGACATGTGGGCCTTGGCCTACCTGCGTCCGTTCACGACCAACAAGCTGGCGAAGACCGGCGACAGTGAGCGTTCACAGCTTCTGGTGGAGTTCACGCTTGAATCCCGCAACGAAGCGGCTTCGGGCATCGTTGCCGATCTAACAACCTCGTAAGGAGCGGTCATGAAGCGTTTTCTTCCCTTGCTGGTCGCTCTGGTGCTTGTTCCCAGCCTCGCGTTTGCGGGCTGGAACATTCGCCAGAGTGACGACGGCACAGTAGATTGGGTCAATGGCGACGGGGACACAATCCCCGTTGGCCGCGATCTGACCGTCTTGCTGGAGAATGTCTCCACGGCATCGACCACGTTCATGGTTTCCCCGATTGCGGGCGACCTTGCACAGATTCAGAGTGTCCTGTTTGGCGCGATTGCCACGCATGACATTTCCCTGACTGTGAGCGTGGCTTCTGTCGGAACCACGGCGTTCACGGACTACGGCACCACGCTGGACATCGCGTTCAGCAACTCTGCCGCTGGTGACGTGGATACGCTCACACTGTCGGATCAGGCCGTTGCGGTTGGTGACGTTATCGCCATCACCACGTCGGGCTATTCGACGAACGACATTGACGCGGTTCTGGTGATCCGTGTTGAAGGTCAGTAATGATCTGGGCGGTTGGGTTATCTCAGCCGCCCTTTTCCTTGCTACCATGGCATGGTGGCCGGGGCTGATTGCAGGGCATCTTCCCAAGTGGATGGTGCTTTATGCCTTCTGCCTCGCGCTGCCGTTCCTGAAGTTTCAGTGGGATGCCGTCACGGCGTCCGTGCTGTTGTTTCTGGGCTGGCTCTGCCTGTCGGTTCTCTGGTCAGAGGATCAACGGCAGAGCCTGCACCAGCTTCACAAAATCCTGCCCCTGGCGGCGTGTTTCTTTGCCGGGAGGGTGTACGGGCTGAAGCCCGTCATTCGCGTTGCAGGGCTTTGTGTGGCCGGTGTTCTGGTCTTTGAGCTGACGTTTGGCTGGTTCGGTTCCTTCGGGAATGAGAACTTCGCGACCGAGTATGTTGTGCTTTTGTTGCCAGTTCTCTGGTTTGGATCAAATAGCGAACACAGATGGGTCAGGATTGCGCATTTAGCCCTTCTGGGTGCGTCAATCGCCTACCTGATGCACCTGCCCAGCAGAATTGAGTTCATTGCGTTCTATGGCCTGTTTTTGTGGCTTCTGTGGACACACGTGCGAAGTGCGGCGGTGTTCGCGGCGGCTGTCCCTGTGGTGACACTGTTCGCGGTTCCAGAGGCGTGGGACGTGGTGAGCGGTTCGGCTCTGGCCCGTCTCGAATTATGGTGGAACACGGGGCATATGATTCTGGAGCATCCACTGCTCGGGCAGGGCTTCGGGTCGTTCAACTACCACTACCCCCGCTTCGGGGCGGAACATTTGGCGCTGTTTGACCGTGTAGAGGTCCAGATCGGGCATCACGCGGGCGCGGCACACAACGATTATCTGCAACTTTGGGCCGAGGCCGGTCTAATTGGCCTTGGATTGGGTGGTTTGTGTCTATGGCTGATCTTTACCCGCGCGGCCCCGTCAGTGATTTTGATTCTCGGTGCGGTGATGTGCTTGATTGGCTTCCCGGCACAAATGCCAGTTACCGGCGCATTGCTCGCCTATGCCTTGGGGTCGTGCTGTTCGCTGCCGTTGTGGCAAACGGATGGATGGGCCTTCAGGAATGGCGGGGCCACGTCAAGTTCGGGCAATCCTACACTCTCCTGGTGGCGGAACCGACAGACGCGCTACAACTGAATATCGACGCTTTCTATGCGTACCCGTGGGATTGGGAAATCCGGCAGCAGGTCTATTTGAGCCTTCGCAACCTGACAATGAAACGAAATGTGGTGATGGACGAGGCTTCCGAACAGTGGGCATGGAATGTGTCCGCATCGGCTTCCCCGTGGTCGCCATTGTTACATGCAAGCAAGATTGAGGTTCCAAAATGAGTTGGATCACAGACAAGACTGTGGGCCTGCATGGTGGCGTGGAGACGCGCTATCACTTCGACCCCGACACCGAGAAGTCGTATCTCAGCTACCACCAGGACGTTTCCAGCATCCTCGACCGCAATGCAGCCTTTCGGGCTGATGGTCAGACCGACAGCGAGGCGCTCGGCAGGAAGGTGGCCGAGATTCCCGCCGTGATCTGGATGGAATGGTGCCATCAGAAGGGTGTTCGTGTGCAGGACTTCATGCGCTGGAAGGCGAAGGAGAAACGCGCGTTTTGCGCCAAGTTCCTGAACGATCCCGACTATAAGAACCTACGGGCCGTGGACGGCAAAATATGATCCTGATCGTTGGCGGACACCCCGACTATCAGGACAACCCGCCCGAACACGACGCGCGGTGGGTCATGAACAAGTCCTTCGACCGTGACGCCGATCTGGTGTTTGAAATGCACCGCCGGGAGAAATGGTGCGACCGTATCGAACACCTGAACGGCTTTGACTGCCCCGTTATCATGCAGGAGCGGTTCCACGAGATTAACACCGCCGAGCCGTACCCGCTGACCGAAGTCGCGGCGATGACCGGCGTGAACATGAGTTGTTCGATTGCCTACATGATGGCAATGGCGATGCTCCAGGCCGACGATATGGCCGTGTGGGGCGTTCCGGGCAACTCTGAGGCGTATGAATACCAAGTCCCGACGATTGCCTATCTTGCGGGTTTGGCCCGTGCCCGTGGGCTTAAAGTCACATTCCACCCCGACAGCCATTTGCAGCGGGTGATCCATCCCCCCAAGCGTTACGGCTATGACGGCAGCGCGGAGTTGTTCCAATGAGTCTGACGAATTACGGCGAACTAAAATCCGCCATCGCCAACTGGGCGGAGCGTGACGACCTGACCTCGCGCATCCCCGAGTTTGTCGCACTGGCGCAGGATCGCATTGCCATGGACCTCCGCGTTCGTGCGATGGAAACCAGCGCAGACGTGACCATTTCAGCCCAGACTGCAGCACTGCCCACGGGGTTTCTTGGCGTTCGCCGGTTCGTTCTGGACAACGACGCATCACGCTTGACCTACCTCAATCCAGAGCAGTTCTGGATGCGAAGGATTGCACGGACAGAAGGCACACCCAAGGCGTTCACCATTGAAGGTGAGAACTTCGTCTTTGGTCCGTATCCCGCAAGCGGTAGCCACACGGGCAAACTGTTCTATTGGGCGCGGTTCACTGACCTCTCAGACGATGCTGACACGAATTGGCTGTTCTCCAACGCACGGGGGTTGTTGCTTTACGGCTCCCTGATGGAACTTGCCATGTACCTGGAGGATGACGAAGCCGCCGCACGTTGGGGTCGGTTGTACGAAGACAGCAAGGCCCGCGTGATGAAGTCCGACAAGCGCGACCGCTTCCCCGTTGGTGCGTCGATGCGTTCGGAGGTTCCGACGCCATGAAGCCTGCTTATCAGTACGCACTGGACCGGATCAGGGCTATGGCACCGCCTAATGGCGACCAGCGCATGAACATGGAAACACGTTTAGGCCCGCTCGCGGCGACCATGACAACGCCGAACGATCCGATGCTTGCCGCCTACGATAACTGGTGGCAGGGCCTGACGGGACAGGGCGAGGGCAGCGGCTGGTTTGGCATGAACACGATTCCGCAGGAGATGGCGCGATTGCAGGGCGTGTCTGATGAGTACGGCGGGTTGTCGCCTGAGTATTTGCAGGCGTTTGGTGATAGCGCCCTGATGCCGGGTCCGGGAGTGATGGGGACCGTTGGCAAGGTGGGCAACGCGCTTTCGGGTGTGGCGGATGATCTACCCATGGACACAGCGAGTCAGATGGCGCGGGCAGACCAATATTTTCCGGTTGATGCGTGGCATGGATCACCACGCAATATTACCGAATTTCGGAATACCTACAGCACCCCGGAGGGGCATTATGGCCCACACCATTACTTCACCAATAGCCTTGAAGACGTAAACGAGAATTACGCGGGCCTCGGTGGACCCGATATTACAAGCAGAATCCAGAGAGAAATTGAATCGTCCGCCGATGCTATGTTTGACGGGGATGCAGATGATCTTCTGGACTATTGGGCGTTCCGGGGTGTTGATGTTGATGACGCCGCAGACCTGTCTCAAGGCCAGATTGATGAAGCCCTAGACGCCATCGCTCGTGAACGGCTTGGCATCCAGAATGATGGAACTGTTTACCCGGCTCGGTTGCGCATGGAGAACCCGGTCAGGGTTGGCGGTGATGGTGAAACATTTTTCGATTATGCCATAAAATACAGCGATGACGGGGAAGACATTGTGGGCGAGGGCGGCTCGTTCATGGACCTTCTGCGGGCAACGCAGGAAAGTTTTGACGAATGGCAGATTGACCAATTCACCCGCGATGACGTTTTGGCAAAACTGTACGATGACGCTGTTGATGGGGGCATATCTGCGTCAGACTTTGACGCCATTCTGCGGGCAAACATCAATGAGGTTTACGACGATTTCACGGGCGAAATGGCATCTCCCGGCGCTGTCATTGCCGACATTTTCAAGAAGGCCGGATTTGACAGCATCGACATGGATGCTTCCGTATTCAGTAATAGACAGGGATTCGGCGGCGTAAAACTGCCTGGAATGGCGGGGACTCAGGATGCGCGGCATTTCATCGTGTTTGATGATAATGCGAATCAAATCCGATCCCGGTTTGCCCGCTTCGATCCCCGGAACCTGAACAGCCGCAATCTCTTGGCAAGCGGACTGCTTGGCGGTGTTACAGGCGCGGGCCTTCTATCCAACGACGCAGAGGCCGCACAATGAAGAGCCGCCAGATGAAAACTATTCCCTTCGGGGAATGGCTCCCCGACCTCCCCGACTTCGGCAATCCCGGCCTGAGAGAAGCAACGAACGTCATTCCCGACCGTTTCAGCTATCAGCCCATGAAGGCCCTGTCTGGAACGTCAAGCGCACTTGATGCGCGTTGCCGGGGCTTTTCTGGTGCTGTGGGTGCAGGACACCAGACCTACGCTTACGCTGGGGACGCAAGCAAGCTATATAGCCTGATTGCCGACACATGGAACGACGTTTCCAAGGCGGGCGGGTATTCCCTGTCTGACGATTCCGATTGGCAGTTTACGCAGTTCGGCCCGACATTCGTGGCAACGAACTACGATGACCCCGTGCAGTCCATTACGCCAGGTGGTTCTGCCTTCGCTGACATGATTACGTCCACGAACAAACCCAAGGCGCGGACGCTTGATGTTGTCGGGCAGTTCCTGGTTCTGGGGCATACCAACGACACCACGGACGGCGTAAAGCGGTCCCGCGTGTGGTGGTCAGGTATCCGTGACCAAACGGACTTTGACCCCGACGCTGATACGCAGTGTGATTATGAAGATTTGAAAGAGGGCGGGGACGTTCAGCGCATCGTGGGCGGTGTCGAATACGGGCTAGTTTTCTGCGAACGCGCGATCTATCGCATGACGTATGTCGGCCCGCCTCTGGTGTTCAGGTTCGACCCTATCGACAGGAAGCGCGGGACGCCCATTCCGGGTTCCGTTGTGTCCCTTGGGCGGCTGACTTACTTCATTTCGGACGAAGGGTTCTATGTCTCGGACGGTGTGCAGTCGCACCCTATCGGGGAAAACAAAGTTGATAATGAGTTCTGGGCGCAGTTCGACATTTCCAACCGTACCCGCGTCTCGGCGGCAATCGACCCGCTGAACAAGACGATCATCTGGTCATTCCCCGGCACAGGAAACACCAACGGGACGCCAAACAAGATGTTCATCTACCACTGGCCCGAAAACCGCTGGTCATCGGCTGATATTGAGGCCGAGTGCATCGGTGACGGCCTTTCGCTTGGCACGACGCTTGAGGAAGTCGGGGCGTTGTATCCTGATCTGGAAACAGTCCCGTTCACTCTGGATGCGATTTCATGGACGGGTGGGGATAGGCTCCTGGCGGCGTTCGATACGTCAAGTCAATACGGCCAGTTCAACGGCGCGAACCTTGCCGCGACGTTCACCACAGGGTCGATGGAATTGAACAAGGGCGCATTGTCCAGGGTTCAAAGGGTCAGACCTCTGGTTGACGGCGGCACTGTCACAACGCAGGTCGCAGGTCGTGAGGACTTGTTTGATACGCAGTCGTTCGACGCAGCGGCTTCGGTCAATGACATCGGTGATACTGCACAAAACAACTCAGGCAGGTACCATGATTTCACCACGACAGTCGCAGCCGGCGGGACATGGACACACGCGCAAGGAATTGACGTTGAGTTCGTTCGACAGGGCAGGCGCTAATGGTTGATTCACCGCGATCGCTTGTCTCGTTGAAGGATTCGGGCGTCCCGAGGGAGTACGCCGACACGGATGAATGGGTCCGCAAGATTTCCGAGTTTCTGCTGTCCTTGCATCTTGAAAGCGCGGTCCCCCTCCCGAGTTACACTGCGGCAACGCTGCCGTCATCATCGGATTTTGAGGGTTCGTTGGCCTACATCAACAATGAGGCTGCGGGCGTTACTCCTGCATTTTTCGATGGCACAGAATGGGTCCGCCTGGCATCCCGGCATAGCTATAATATCTCAGCAGAGGATTATGGTGTTACAGCCGATGGTTCCACGGATGACACCGCAGCCGTCCAGGCGGCGATGGATGCAGCAGTTGCCAACGGCGGCGGTGTTGTTGTGTTGCCTGCGGGATCGATCAAGATCACTGAGGCCATCACACACTCTGGGTCTGTGCCTGTCACGCTGATGGGCGCAGGCCCTGGCGCTACTGTTCTGAGGGCGTCCACAAATTTCGATGCCGTCATCAAACTGGAAGGTACGGCTTACGGCTCGGCGGGTATTACGGCGGGCGTGATTGATTCCGTAACGGTAGCCTACCCCGGCTATTACACCAGCCCACCGACCGTCACGCTATTTGGTGATGGCTCTACCGACCCCACGGCCACCTGCACTATCGACGCCAATGGCCGGATCGACAGCGTTACCGTCAACGCAGATGGGTCGAGCGACCACACGGAAGCCTATGTCGCCTTCGGCACTTCTACCGAGTTGTCCCTGCGGTTCCAGATGCTGGACCTCTCCATCGCTACGACGGGTGTCACTGGAGCCGTTCTGGTTGGCAAGGGCGCGTGGCAATTTAACATCGCCCGTTGTCACTTCTCCAGTACTGCCGCCGTTACGCTCTTCGACACCTACGGAGATTTCGGCAATATCGGAGATTGCTCGTTCTCAGTCGCAAACGCTTCTGGCGTTAATTTCCATATCCGCGGACGTATGATCGACAGCAACATCCATCACTGCCGCTTTGGTAATTCCTGTAGCGGCGTCAAAATCTCAACAGACTACCAAAGTACGTTGGTCGCCTCCAGTGACAGGCCGCAGGGCATCACCTTCACGGATTGCCATATGTACTGCACTGGGAGTTATAACATCTACGCTTCAGAGAGCCTGTTTCTGACGTTTAACGGATGCTGGATTTCTGAAGGTGGGACCAACCAAATCTTAATGGACAACAAGGCGACGAACTACATCTTCAACTCCTGCTACATTGGCGGCAGTGCGGGCCTCACCGCTGTTCGAATAAAGAAAGATGTCGGTAGCAGCGTGATGTTTTCATCGTGCTTCTTCAACTACGCCACCATCGCTATTCTAGTCGAGGCTGACGCTGACGAGCAGCTCGACACCCTGCACGTTGTCGGGTGCGGTTTTCAAAACGCCACGGTTTGCTGCATTGATATGGATAGTGTCAATCACGCAGTCATCACCAATAACATTGACCGTGGAACGCCTTCCGCTGGGTCATGGAACACGCGCTCAAGCCATGCTTCAAATTTTGGCGAGTACCAGTTCGATAACAATGCGTGGCACACGACTGCCCCTGCCAGCTACTCCACCGCGGCCAGCTACAAATTCGGCGTTGACACCGGCATCGTTATGCGAGCCGAGGGCGTCCACACAGTCTCCGGCGCGGCCACCACCGACAATATTACCCATGGTCTGAGCCGCACCCCGACCAAGGTGCAGCTAACGCCGGGGACGACTGTTGGCGATTGGTATGCCGGAACAATGACATCGACGATTATTCCTGTGACATGGGCCACCTCCGGCGAGCCTGTCTGGTACTGGACGGCATCGGTATGATTTACACATATATCATCGTCCCGCCATTGTGCGCGGCTCCCGCCATTTCCGCCGCAGGCTTAATAAAATCGAGGGCATTCAATCCATGATCGGCGTACCATCAAGCGGGATCACAGAGGCGTGGCCCAAGCACGTTAGCAGGATCGAAGAGGCTCTGTCCTACGGAAACGGCGAATACGAACTGACAGACATTTTTGATGCCGTCAGGGCGGGGCAAATGCAGATGTGGGCCACGGACAAGTCTGTGGCCGTCACAACCCTAGTTCAGTACCCGCGCCGCAGGACGTGCCTGATTGTCCTGGCGGGCGGTGATCTGGATGACCTGAGAGAAAACCTCCCGTTTGTGGAGGAATGGGCCGTTTGGCACGAGTGCGATGCAGTCGAAGTCATGGGCCGCAAGGGATGGCTCCGCGCCCTCCCTGATTATGAACAATGTCAAGTCCACGTAAGGAAGACCCTACCATGTATCCCTTCATCGGAAATCCACTGAATTTCGGGACGGCTCGTTTCCTTAACGGGTATCAGCCCAGCGGGAACCAGATGTTCGCGAATCAGTCGGCACCCATCATCCCGCGCACGTTCAACGTGCCGCAGCAGCAGCGTGTGATGCCGACTCAGGCACCCATGGCACTTATGCAGCCGCAGGGCCTGTTGTCGCCCCGTGCGCCGTTCCGTGGGCAGGGTGGCCGTGATGGCGCTGCCGGTCCCGGTCGTGGCGGTGGCTTCGGTGGTGGGCAGCGTGGCCCCGCAGGGCTTGGCCCCAACGTGAACAGAGGCAGGCCGTCCGGTCCCGGTATTGGCCCCGGCATGAACAGAGGCCGGGGCACTCCCGGAGGACCGGGAGGCCAGAGCGGCGGCCCCGCTGGCGGTGGAGGGCGTTACTAATGGCTGGCGGTGGACAGAGCGGACAGCAAACAACCACGCGGACCGAGACGGCAGAGCCGTGGTCGGCACAGGCTCCCTACCTTCAGGACATTTTCAGGGAGTCACAGAACCGCTACCGCAGCGGCGGTCCTGCCTATTTCCCTGAATCCACGGTTACGCCGTTCGCGCCTCAGACAGAGATGGCGTTGCAGGCCGGTGAAAACCGCGCCATGCAGGGCAACCCCCTAAACTTCGCGGCACAGAGCAGCGTTTATGACACCCTGAACGGTGGCTACATGAACGAGGCCATTCCGGCACTGTCGGATCGTGTCGCGGGTGACGTGCGCCAGCGTGTGGATTCGATCTACAACGCGGGCAACCGTGGCCCGTCTGCCGGGTATGCCGAAAGCCTTGGGCGCGGCATCACCGAAGGGCTGGCCCCTGTGGAGTTTGGTGCATACGAGAACGAGCGCGGGCGGCAGATGCAGGCGGCGCAGCTTGCACCGGGCCTTGCGAACCAGGATTACGTTGACATTGCCCAGCTTGGTCAGGTCGGCGCACAGCGGCAGGGTCAGGCACAGAACGTGCTCAATGCAGACATCGCCCGGTTCAACTACAACGAAACGATGCCTGACATGCTCTTGAATGACTACTTGGCACGTATCGGCGGCAACTATGGCGGCACCACGACCGGCGCGGCCAATCAGCCGATCTACAGCAACGGTCTTGCAATGGGCCTTGGCGGTGCGCTTTCGGGCGCATCAACGGGCGCAATGATTGCCCCAGGACCGTGGGGTGCAGGTATCGGCGCAGGTGTTGGACTCCTTGGAGGTTTGATAGGCTAATGGGTATTCTTGATTTCTTCCAGCAGACGAACAGCCCGTATCCAGAAGATATGCGTTACAAGGCCGGTATGCAGTCCCTTGGGCTGTTGGGCGGTACAATGATGGCAGCGGGCGCGCCCTCAACCGACCCCGGCCAATACGGCAGGATCATGGCGCAGGGATTGGCACAGGCTGGCCCGATGATGCAGCAGAGCCTTGACCAGCAGATGCAGATGCAGGACATGATGGCAGAGCGTGAACGTGAGGCTGCTATGCAGGCTTACATGGAAAGCCCCGAGTTTGGCGCTGGAATGTCGCCCGAACAGATGGAGTTTATCCGCCTCGCGCCGCCTGAAATCGGTATGGGCTTGCTGGGTGACAGTCTGTTTGCGCAGCCGGACCTGCTTAAATCCAATCAGACCGGCACATTTAAGACGCCAACAGGCGAAATTGTGATGGGAACGTATAACGACGCAATTGCAAACGGATGGACGGAATACCGAGAAACCGACCCGTGGGACGGCATCAACATCCCAACAGGCTTTGGCCCTGTGGACCCGAACAATCCCGCAGCGGGCATCCAGCCGCTTCCGGGTTATGACCCCAACTATGGGAAAACGCCTGATGCTCCCCCCGCGCGGAGGTTGGTGGAAGTGGTTGACCCAAACACGGGGCAAAAGACGTTTATGTGGGACACCGATGCCGTTGGCATGGTTTCAGGTATGCCTGAAGATGGCGGCGGCTCTCCTTTTGGTGGGAGCGCGATGGACATTCAACTCATCAACACTCTCCGCACCGCCGACTCCAACTCTCAGGATTATGCTATTGCTTATAGCATTTTGGGCGCTCCGAAATACAGCTACAATCCAGCAACAAATACAACAACGTACATCACGCCGGACATGAGCATGTTTCCTGAGCCTACGTTCATTTTGCCATCCGATGGGACTATTGGTGCGCCCCCGATGCCAACAGACGCATCTCCGGTAGCAGAGACGCCTACGGTGAACGACAGGAGCGGTGGCGTTCAAGTCGTGAAATCTGATGAACTCCCGCTGGAGGATCAGCGCGCCTATAACGCAGGCAACACAGTTATTAGCAGGGTCGAGGCGGCCCTTAACGCCTACCGGAGTATTCTAATGCCAAACGGGCAAATGCTCGGCAGGGAAGAACTTCTGGACCCGACTTCTCCAGCAAGCATTAAAGTAGCCGCAGCCAGAACAGACCTGATGATGGAAATGAAAGAGCTGTTTGAACTTGGCGTCCTCACTGGGCCTGACATGGATTTGCTCGAAGACATGACAGCCGACCCAACATCATTCTTTTCCAGAGGAATACTGATGGGACCAGAGGGGTTCGCAGCGCAGTTTGACGTTATCTCAGAGAAACTCGGTGCAGCCCGAACTATCCTTGACGAACAATATGGTATCGCTCAGCCCGCGCAGGACGGTGGGTCGGCCCAGGACGCACCAACTGCACCGGCACCCGTGCGAGACGACGGCACATTCACGGGAACTTATACGCCCGAGGGCTACCCGGTCTACATTCGCCCTGATGGAACCTCATTTGCCCTGGTGAACAACGATGGCTGAAGAAATTATTGAACTTGGCAATTCCTACCTTTCGGATGTTCAGATTGACCTTGAAAAGATCATGGACAAGACCACGGGTGCGCCCGCTGGTGTCCGCCAGTCCGTTGGTTCTGCCCACACGCCTGAAGACCGTCTTGCAACGCTTCGTAATTTCTACCCTGACGCACAGCCGTTCGGTGAAGATAATTTCATGTTCTTCAACGGCAACACGGGGCGCTTGACACTCTACAATCCCGAGGGGCTTGACATTGGCGACGTTGCGAGCGTTGGCCGGGAAACCGCTGAAATGGTGGGTGGCGGCATCGGTGCGGGAGCTGGCGCAGTGATGGCAGCGCCGAGTGCTGTCGTCTCTGGTCCTGTTGGGCCAGGTCTGGGTGCTGTCGTCGGTGCTGGTGTAGGAACCGGCATGGCCGGAAGCCTTTATGATTTTTTGGCCGGGCCATTACTTGGCACCGTAGACACACGCGGCACCGGCGAAAAGGTCTTGCAGGGCGGCGTTGATGTTTTCGGCGGCGCGGTGGGCGAAGGTCTTGGGCAAGCCGCAACAACTGCACTTCGCAAAACCGCTGCGGGGCTGCGAAATACCGCATTTGGCGACAACATACAAAATGCCTTGCGAGGCTATGACCGGGCGGGCGTGACGCCCAACTCTGCCGGTGCGGTGACGGGAAACAACACACTTCAGGCCATGGAGCAGGGTCTTGCCAACATTCCCGGCAGCATGGGTGTCATTGAGCAAGCCCGCCTAACGCGCCTCAATGAAATCGAAGCCGCAGTCGAAAGGATCGGCGGCAACGTCCCGACGGCATCTTCAGTTGGCCTTCGCCCCGGACGGGTTGGCGCAGGTGAGGCATTGCAGCAGGGGGGCAGTGATTTCGTTTCCGACTTCACCGCTAGGGCCACTGAATTATACGGCGCACTTGATAGCGCCCTGCCTGATAATTCCGTATTGCAGATGACGAATACCGCAGAAGCCCTTTCTTCCAGGGCAAAGGTGTTCTCAGACCCGGCCAACCCCGCGCCCGCTTTAGGTGCTGCTCTAACCGACCCGATTATGGCTAAATTTGCTACGGCGATTGAGGAGGCGGGCGGGACTCTGACGTGGGCGCAGGCGAAGGAGTTGCGGTCTTTCATCGGCAGGGAGTTGTCTTCACCTTCCATCATGACTAACGGCGCTAAACGTGCCGATCTAAATTCCATCTATGCCGCACTGTCCCGCGATCTTGAAGCCGCTGCCGAAGCGGCAGGGCCGGATGCCGTAACCGCATTTAGGCAGGCCAACGACTTTCACAGCGCCGGAATATCCAGAATTGAAGGGGCGCTGTCTGACATTCTCAAGCCGGATATGGCGGGCGAATCTGTTTTCGGCAGGGTTCAACGGCTCGCGACAAGCGGGCGGGCGTCTGAAGACATTTCATCGCTGTTCCAGATCAGATCGTCAATGCCGGAAGAGTCATGGGACGTTTACGTTCTTGGACTTCTTGAGGACATGGGCGGTGCCAAACCTGGTGCGAGTGCAGAGGATTTCAGCGCAGCTTCGTTCCTCACCAACTGGCGAAAGATGTCTGATTCGGCCAAGAACGCTGTTTTTTCTGGCACACGCTACGGTGACCTGAAATCGGAATTGGACAATCTTGCTAAGGTTCTTGGGTCAGAGCGGAACCTTGACCTTTTACGGAACTCGTCCGGCACTACGCGAACCCTGATTTCCGCGCTGTTGTTCTCGGGCGCAGGTACGGCCATGACCGGCGACCCCAGAGACGGCGCATACGCCCTTGTCGGGTCATTGATTGCCCCGCGCACCGCTGCAAAGCTACTGACAAATCCCCGCTTTGTTCGATGGCTTGCAGACGTTCCATTGGGTTCCGGGAACCTGACAATGGCCCGTGGGCGCGGCGCGATTGATGAGGCGGCTTCATGGCTTGGTCGCCTTTATATGGTTGCAGAAGCTGAGCCGACCATTGCAGATGAAATCCACCAGCTCATTGAAGCCAGTCATCCTGTCAATCCCGCGCCAGAATCAACGCAATCTGCGCCGCCTTCGGCAGTGCAGCCCATGTTGCAGTCTCCTTCTGCGGGAATGAACCGTGGCCTTCTGTCTGCCCCCCCTCCCGCACAGCAAGCCTCTCCTATGAGCGGCCTTCTTTCCCCATATTGAGGTTCACATGAAACGCTACATTATCGCGGCGCTTGCACTTCTTGCCATCCCCGCCCTTGCCGCTGAAGTGCAGGACTGGAACGCCGTTGACAATTCCAATGTCGATTTGGCCCCCGAAAATATGTCGCCTGCGTTGGTTAATGATGCAATCAGGGCCGTGCAGGGCGCGAACGCCCGGTGGTCGCAGGACCAATCCTGTTCCATTGCTTCTGCCGGGTCTTCGTCTGCCTGGACGCTTTCCGCCGCACGGACACTGACGAGTTACTATGATGGGCTAAAGCTGTGCTTTGATGTTCACACGGATAACGACGGTGCTGTGACTTTGAACGTCGATAGCCTCGGCGCAGTCGCAATCCGCAAGGAGAACGGCGCGAATCTGGAGGCGGGCGACCTTGACACAGGTATGAAGGCCGAAGTGGTCTATAACGGGTCGAGTTTTCAGCTTCTTTCCCCAGTTATCACAACGAGCATTAACGAGCTTATCGCAAATGAAGGGGATTTGATTCGAGGCAATAGTTCCGGCGATGGGGCGCGCCTACCCATAGGCACGCCAGGCCAGTTCTTGTACTCGAACGGCGCAAATGCGTCATGGAGCAACCTTCCTGTGGCGTCCACTTCGGTAACAGGCGTTCAGGAAAACGCTGACCAGTCTGATATGGAAAGCCTCGCGTCCACCAGGACAGTTACACCAGATCAGGTTGTTGCTTCACCCTACGCCGCGAAGGGGTTTGTTCGGTTCACTGTCCCCGGCTCAGCCATCGGCAATGTGACTGGGCAGAATGTAGCGTCTGTGGCGTACAACGGGACTGGAAACTACACTGTGGAATGGGATACAGACTTCTCATCGGCCACATACACATGCACAGCAACTACTCAAGTTCCAAGCGGAACGAATGCGCCCTACATCACCGCCATTACAGCGGGCGCACTGACCGTTCTGGTGCAGAACTCAGTCGGAACCGCAGGCGACCCGGCGGCGGTTAACGTGATCTGCTTTGGAGATCAGTAATGGCTGACATCTTCGTTTTCCCCGGCGCTGATGAACCAGAGGAAGCCGCGCAATACCACTGTGATTGCGGTTGCTCTGCGTGGCACCTGTACGAAGATGGTTCCGTCATGTGTTCGGAATGCGGCGATGATCCGGCCCTTTGCATCGTTCCGATTGACAACTAAAGGTTGCGCATATCACCAATTCATGCGCTAAATGTGGCGCGCAAGGAGTCTGACATGAAGTTCCTCATCTCCGCTTTGTTTGTTTTTTTCGCGTCTGTTGCTCACGCCCAGGAATGCACACCGCCAGAGGAAGTGCATGACGATATGGCCGTCATGTATCCCGATGCGGTCGAAGTCATGCGCGAGGAAATCGCGGGCGACCTGTTCATTGCCTTCGGCGCTGATGGCGTCCCCACATTGCTGACGTTTGCCTATGTTGATGTGAACGGCGTCTGGTGCCTTGCGGACTATTTCGAGGTTTCCGCTGATATGGTTCTTGGCGAGGGCGCGTGATGCTTGCGAATGATAGCGTTGACTTTGAAGCGCGGGAGACCGCGCGGCGGGCAGAACAAAAGATCGACACGCACGAAGACCGTTGCGGAGAGCGATGGACTGAAGCCCGTAAGGAAATGCGCGGGCTGCGTGAAGACGTAACGGCATTGAGACGGTGGATGATTTATGCTATTCTTGCCGTCGTTTCCGCAGAGTTCACGTTGATTTTATGGCTTGTTGACAAGACACAATAGAAAGGCCCTGATGTGGCCAATCCCGGTGTGACTTACGAACAATGGCAGGACTGCACCAGTGCCCTTGCCATGCACGGCACCAAGGCCGAGGCCGCGAAGGTTCTTGGGCTTCCCTACGAGACATTCCGCAGCAGGCTTGCCAGCGGTAACACCCGCTTTGCAGGCAGGGCGGGTGTCGATGGTTCCTCGCCCGATGGTTACATGGTCAAGGGCCGTTCCACACTGTACGGGCCGGATGGCGAGGTTAAGGCCGAATGGGTCAAGACCACGGCAGACCGGGAACGGCTGCTGGAAATCGCCATGGAGGCGGTTAAGGAAAGCGCCAAGGCTTTGCCTAAATTAAGGCCGCGCCCTATTAAAGACAAAGCCTACAACGACGAACTGATGACGGTGATCCCATGGGGTGATCCGCATTTTGGTTGTTATGCCTGGGGCGAGGAAACGGGCGGCGAAGATTTCGACACGGACATTGCCAAGCGCGATCTGTGCGCAGCCGTTGACTATCTGGTGTCTCAAGGCCCGCGTTCAAAGCAATGCGTCATTGCGAACCTTGGCGATTTTTTCCATGCAGACAACCACGCAGGAATGACCCCCGGCCACGGCAACGTGCTGGACGTGGACACCCGTTTGCAGCGTGTCATGCGGATTGGTGTGTCTGCCGTCCGTCAGTGCATCCACACGGCCTTGGAACGCCATGAAACGGTGCATTTCGTGCCGGTGGTGGGCAACCACGACCCGGTGCTTGGAATGGCGATGGGCGTTCTTTTGGCGAACGTCTATGAAAACGAGCCACGGGTGATTGTCCACGATGCGCCAACCCTTCGACATTACATCAGGCACGGAAAGACCCTGCTCGGCTTCGTGCATGGCGACAAAACGAAGGATGCGAACCTTCCTGGCATCATGGCGACAGAGAAACCTGAAGACTGGGGCAAGACCCGGCATCGGTATTTCTTCCGTGGCCACCACCACCACGACTCAAGGGTTGAGTTCAACGGTTGCATCGTGGAGCAGGTGAGAACACTCGCCGCGAACGATGCCTATGCCGCAGGCGGTGGGTATCTGTCCGGCAGGGATATGAAGCTGATCGTCATGCACTCGGAGCACGGCGAGGTGGGCCGTACGACCTGTTCCATTGACATGCTGAGGGACGCCGCATGACCGCTACACGCTACATAAACCGCACCTATGCCGCGTATAGGCATCATTTATGAACCGCCGCGACATCCTGAACCGCGCCGCCGATCTGACAGAGGGTGACAGGGACAAGGAATACGGTTCCTGGGCGGACAACTCCCGAGACATCGCGGCCATGTGGTCGGTGATCTTGGGAACGGAAATCCAGCCCCGCGACGTGACGCTGTGCATGGCGGCGCTGAAGCTGGTGCGGCTTAAACGCGGCCCCCACCAAGATTCCTACGTTGATCTTGCCGGATACGCCGCACTTGGGGGCGAGCATGATTGACCACATCAACGACTATGTGTTCCCCGCCGCGTTCTCATTGCTCCCTGAGAAGATGGACACACCAGAGGCGCGGGTGATGTTGCTTGCCATTGGCTTGCAGGAATCCCGGTTCAATCATCGGGCGCAGATACGCGGCCCGGCAAAATCGTTCTGGCAATTCGAGAAGGGCGGCGGTGTTAAGGGTGTTCTTAGCCACTACGCATCGGCACCACACGCCCATGACGCATTGTTGACGCTAAATTACACATTGAGTTCTGCTGAAGCATACGAAGCCATAGAGCACAACGACACGTTGGCGTGTGTGTTCGCCCGTCTGTTGCTCTGGACGCTACCCAGCCCCCTTCCTACGACCTCAGAAGAGGGTTGGGCGCAGTACATCGACGCATGGCGTCCGGGTAAGCCGAAAGCGGAGACATGGCCCGCGTTCTATGCGCAGGCTTCGGCCTTATGCGCTGCATAGGCGCATGTATTTGAACATCTTTCCACCATTTGGGCCGATTGCTCTCTGAAAGTGGAAAAGCGCCCCGAAACGTAACCCGCATTTTACGAACGCGCGGGCCACATCATCAAAGGAGACTGACATGAAACCTTGGTACGCATCCAAAACCCTTTGGGCCAACCTGCTCGCAGGTGGCGTCACTGTTGCAACGGCCTTCGGTCTGGATCTTGGTCTGGACGCAGAGGCACAGGCGCAGGTTGTTGCTGGCGTGATGGTCGTTGTGAATATCGCCCTTCGCCTTGTCACCACTCAGGGCCTTGAGAAGTGACAGTTTGGCTTGTGATGGGAGCCGGTCTCGCCCTTGTGGTTGGGATCGGCTTCTTTCTCTTGCGCGGTGAACGTGCAGGACGCAACGCGGAGAGGGCAGACCATGCCGACAAAGCATTGGAAGCAATCAATGAAGCCATTAAGGCTCGTGATGATGCTCGGCTTGATGCTGACAAGCGCGAGCAGTTGCGCGACCGCTACCGGAACCCCTGACCCGTTCTGCATCATCGGCCCACCGCCTGCTGATATGATACCGGCAGAGGGTGATCCGCATGGGTGGTTGGATGATTTTCTCGCTGTTCATTCGGTGACGTGCTGACATTCCAGCAGCTTCGCTACAAACTCCCTGACTTCATCCTTGCACTGTTCCGGCACCCATACTTCCATGGGGCGAAGGCCCCGAGCGCGTTTGCCTTCGCGCTCTAGGGCTTTGCGTTCGGCGGCGGTGTCAGTCATGGGACTAGCTTCCAATAGCCATAGACGCACCGCGTTCCTCGATCTTGATCATGCAGCCTCCTGATAAGCCCGTTCGATCCATCCCGGATAGGTCGCGCGCCATTGACGCGACCAGTTGCCCGACTTCGTGATCCACTGCACACGGTAGCACGGGATGTAATAGTCGTGGCGCACCATGTCGTACGAGACGATTTCATAAATGCGGCAGATGCCTGCATTACATCGAATGATGTCGCCGACCTTATACGGGTTTTCTTGCATGATCCTGAACGGCGACTTTTCTCGCATGATCCTGAACGGCGACTTTTCATTTTTTTCTTTGCGCTGGAGCGCCATGCGCCACGCCCAAGTGATTTCTTCCCAATCGGGTCCAGGTCGATATGGCAGCAAGGCGTCGGCAGCGCCTTCCGCGCTGCCGTGCCATGATTCGTTTTTGATGATGCGGGTCATGTGTCGCTCTCCTCCTCCCTTAGTTGATACCCCCTAAGGCCCGCCCCATTTCTGGGAGCGGGCCGGTGGGGGTTATTCATGCTCGCGGAGCATTTCGGCCCATATCCCGCTTTCGCCTTCGGGATCATTCGCAGCCTTTTCAGCAAGGCGGCGGCGCAACTCTATTGTTTGCGATTGACGGCGCTCTACATGCTCGCGGCGGCGGCGGTCTGCTGTTTCCTGTTTCATCGGGTGGAACATTTCTCTCTCCCATCGGGGACCATCCCCGTACACAATACATAGTGACTAGTCACACACATTGCAAGCGGGAAATGCGATTATTTCCACCCATCGCAGCTAACAGGGTGGCGGGCGTATTTCATCGGTGTCCCGGAATGTCGTCATCGCCATTGTTAATCATGGCAGCCTGTTGGCAATAGCCATGCCGAGCAATGCCCATAGGGCAGTTATCGCAGGCACCATAGAAGCAATACTCGGGCTTGTGGGTTATCGCTATTGCATCCCGTTCTTTTCGCCTTTTCATGATTGTTTTGACATGCTCGGGCCAATCTTCCGCTTCCAGGTCGAGGGGTTCATCCATCTTCGTTCTCCTTCATGCGTAGCAGCGCGGCGCATAGAGCGAGGGCGGGGGTGTCTCCGCGCCCCGTGGTGTCGTCACGATGATCTCCCCCCCCCCTTCCGAGAACCCAGAGCCACCGGCCCCGGCTACCTCTTTCAAATGCGGAACCGGTGTGCCACCCATCAGGCACCAGCGCCAGCGCGTCATCCACGCTGCGAGTGGGGTCGGGCTTCCCGCCGTCGCTTTTCATGGGCCACGTATTGCGCCAGCCCATCGCCCTCAACACCTCATCACTCAACTCGCGCGACCCTTCGGCGGCGCTTCCAAGGCGGGTTATGAGGTCAGTCATGATTCATTCCTTCCATCGGGCTGCGTTAAAACAACCCCTTGCTGTCCGTAGTGCTGGGCGATGGCGTCCAGGTATCGCGACTTTTGATCTGTCGTCATTAGACGTGTCACAGGCAGGTCGAGCGGTTCCATCATAAGTGCCAGCTTGGTTTCATAGGGCAGGGGCTTAACTACCCTGTCGTACTCCGCGCAAAACCGTTCATTTTCTGCCCGCATGATGGGGACGCCCAACGTCAGCTTGCATTCGCCACGTACCTGCTCCGGTGTCTGGTCGCCCAGTTGCGCGGATATTTCGTTGATCCAAAGGCGCTGCAAGTAGTTCTGCTCGTTGGAGCGTTTCTTACCCTTGGTGATTTCGACAGTGAATGGGCGCTTGTGTGTTGAGAGAAACACATGGAGCGTCACCAGATCGTTGGGGGTGTCAATGATGCGAGTTGTCATGGCTGCTTCGCCGCGTCCATCAGCGCGTCTCCGGGGCAAACGGAATGTCATCCGACAGGTCGGGACCGCCGCCGTTGTAGGACTGCGCACCACCTTGACTGCCGCCACTGTCATATGACGACTGCCCGCCTTCCTGCTTCCCATCCAGCATAACCAACGTGCCGCCGAAACCACGTAGGACGACTTCGGTGCTGTACTTGTCCTGGCCGCTCTGGTCCTGCCACTTGCGGGTCTGCAAAGCGCCCTCAACATAGACCTTGGAGCCCTTCTTCAGGTAACGCTCGGCAATATCGGCGAGCTTGCCGAAGATCACCACGCGGTGCCATTCGGTCTTTTCCTTCTTCTCGCCGGTCTGCTTGTCGTTCCAGGTTTCCGAAGTTGCCAACGTGATGTTGGCGACGGCATCACCTGATTGCATCCTGCGGATTTCAGGGTCTTTCCCAAGATTGCCGATAAGGGTCACGCGATTGACTGATCCAGCCATGTCAGAGTTCCTTCTGATGTTGAAAGTTGTCCATTTCGTCCGCCATCGCGGCTTCCATGTAGGGTGATCCCCATACGATTTCGTGCGCCTCTTCGGCGGTCATTGTGGGGTCTGCATCAAGCAGGGCCTCAATGGCTTCGTCCTGCTGTTCCATCCACCAGTCTTTGACCCGTCCCATTGTCGCCTCCTATGCTGCGAATGAAATGTTGTCGGCCTCACGGGCCTTGAGATACTCGCGGCGGCGCTCAACAGTGCCTTTCAACCCAAGAACGTCACCCCCATCGCCATCGACCAAAACAGGCATGTCTTTCAGCGCCTGTGCAATCAGGGGCTTGGCGTGTTTAATAATATCATCAAGGCTGGCCTCATCTTCCACTGCGTCCACGTCGGCCTGAATCTCGTGAAATTCCTGAGTCAATTTTGTTTTGGTGAGTGGTCCCGCCCAGTCTGCATCCCGTGAGGTTTTCCCACGGGGCAGATCGGGCAGATCGGCGGGCCGATGCTCGTCCGCGTCGTTGCCTTTCTCGCCCGTGGCAATCTGGAACAGCGCCCGCATGTACTGCTTCAATGCGTAGGATTGCGCCGCACCGAATGCCTGCGATCCCATCTTGGCGTTGACCATTGCCGTCCGCGTCTGGCGGTGCGCCCATGTCTCGCCCGACGAATGCGCCAGCGTGAATGCAAAGCGGATAATCAGCCACCCGTTGACGTTCTCGACCGACTCTTCATCTTGAGCGATGATGAGGCCGTGCTTGGAACACAAGGGCCGCACCGCTTCCAGGAAGTCGTCAATGGAAGCGAAGTTGTAATTGCCGTGGCTGTTCTTCTCGCCCTTTCCGAGCTTCGGAACGTCACCCATCACCGCACAGATTGCGGCGGCGACTTTCGGCGGGATTGCCGCGCGGCTGTTAAGTTGGTCGGATACCATAAGGTCTGTCATGACCATTCTCCTGTCGGTTTGTGTGTGTGCCGAAGGTGCATGACCTCCAGCAAGCGCATGTTGAGGGGTGTGCGGAAGGCCATCAGCTTGGCGCGTTCGGCTTCCCAGTGTTTCGCTGCCATGCGGCGGCGGTGCCAGTAGGCTAATAGGTCGCGCATCACCCCTCCTTCCTGACTGCCCGCAGGTAATCAATCTGATCCGCAATCTTGTCGGTCATGCGGTTGTAGGAGGCGTCTGCTGTCTTGTCGTAAGCCTCCGCCTCACTCATGTTCGGGTTGGCCTCAAGCATTTCCTCAATCAGTTCTTCGTGTGCCGCGATGTACAGTTCTTTGATCATGTCACTCTCCCTTGTTATCTGTGATCCAGCCACGCGCCGTTGCCACGGCCTCGATCAGCTTGATCTTGGCGTTGCATTCAGCGTGGAGGGCGGTGTCGGTTTTGTGGGCTTCTACCCAATGCGCCTTGGCTTCCTCAAGCGTGAACCAGCGGCATCCCGCATGGATCATGACGGGCTTGCCGTCGCGGGCGAGAAAGCGATGGCCGCGTGAGTCGCGCCCCGCGTCGATGATTGAGGCACCGCCCAGATAGGCACCGCGCAGATTGGCACCGCCCAGATTGGCGTCGCGCAGATCGGCACCGCGCAGATAGGCACCGCGCAGATTGGCACAGACCAGATTGGCACCGTCCAGATTGGCACCGTCCAGATTGGCGTCGCGCAGATCGGCACCGCGCAGATAGGCACCGCCCAGATAGGCACCGCGCAGATTGGCACCGCCCAGATTGGCACCGTCCAGATTGGCACCGTCCAGATTGGCGTCGCGCAGATTGGCACCGCCCAGATTGGCACCGTCCAGATAGGCACCGTCCAGATCGGCCCCTTCCTTAACCGCTATTTGCAGCGCGGCTTTCATATCTCCCGCCTCGACGGAAAACAGAACGCCTGCTGTGAACCTGTGCTTAATTTCGATCTTCATGTTAATTCTCCATCGCAAAGGCGACATCCAGAGCATCACGTGCCTCCGCTGCCTCTTCCCGCGCGTATCTGAGGCAATCACGTTTGAGGCCGTCATCGTCCGCGTGGCGCTTTGCCATGTTCAGGTAGTTCCGCGCCAATTGCGTGTGGATCACGTGCCACTTGAGGCCGTATTCCAGACGCCATGGCAGGCCGGTCTTGATGTTTGGGAGTTTCATGCCGCGCTCCTTTCGGCCAGTTCATCGCGCTTCTGGTCGCGCAACCAGTCTCCCCGGTCTTCGCGATCACCTGCCGCGTTTTCCATGGCGGCGGTTTCAACGTCGGCCATGTCGATGGATTCACGGATAAGCGCGGCAAGAGCATCACTTAAAGGCCCTTCCGGCATCGGCGCATAATGCCAGATGAAGTGGCCGCTGTCATCGCGGTCGTAGCCAGTAATGACTTCGATTGCGCCCAATTCAAACTCGGGCGCACATCCCGGATCTGCGTGTTCTGGCAGGCAGTTGATGCGGGCCGGTTCGCCATAACTGACAATGCTGACCTCAATCTGGCCTTCCAGGTCGTTAATTCCGTGGGCCTCGCTGCTCACGCAGAAAAAGTATTTGAATGTGTCCATAAATCCCTCCCGGTTCAGGCGGGGCGCGGCCCTTGTAATACCGCGCCCCATATCAACCCTGAACTTTCTCCTGTTACGTGTTGCCCTGTGTGGTCGAGCGTTCCCTTCACCGTGCTGGTGATGAAAGGAATATACGCGGCGGTAATTGGGATTGCAACAATAAAATACGCGATGGGATACGATTTTTGCATTTCTTGCTTGCATGGCCCATTGCTAAGGCGTATAACGTTGGCATGAAAACACTCCACGACATACGGGCCAGCCTAGGCATGGACCAGAAACAACTGGCCGAAGCCCTCGCGGTATCGCAGGCAACGGTGTCCAGATGGGAAAGCGGAAAGATGTTCCCTTCCTACCACACGGCAAAGCGCATTGTTGCGTTGGTGGCTGAACATAATTTGCCCATGCGTGTCGCGATTGATGACATTGTGAGGGCGGCATGATCCCCGCCAACATCGACAACATCAGACAGGAGGAGTGACCATGGATCACCACAAGAGCCTCGCGTTAAATCTCGCATGGACCGCAAATAACGCGGCCAGCTTCCCGCAAGGGCATTCCCCGGTGGATGCCATCAGGCGGAAGTGTGTCGATTGCTGCGCAGGGTATTTGCCTGCCATCACAGATTGCACGATGCACGATTGCGCCTTGTGGCCCTATCGGATGGGCAAAAACCCGTTCCATGCGCGTTCAGGAAAACCCAATCCTGACGCATTCAAGAAATCCAAATGACGCGCTCCGTTTCTCCGTGCGTTGAGCGCGTCATAGACGGCGCTGGTAGTTCCTCCCCTGCCAGCGCCGTCACCCTTCGCCTTGAGTGCATCCCCATCCCGCCATCCACCAACGCCCTATACCGCAACGTGCAGGGCCGTGGGCGCGTCAAGACGCAACGCTACCTGACATGGCAGCGGGCAGCGGGCAATGCGATTGCGGCACAAGAGACACACCCCATCCACGGCGACGTGGAGGTGTCCATCTTCGTGCCGCGCGACAACCGCCGAGATATTGACAATTATTGCAAGGCCACGTTGGACCTACTTGTGATGCACAAGCTAATTGATGACGACCGATATATCACGGTTCTACACGTCACAAAGCTGGACCGCGCCAACGACAAGAAGCACTGCACTGTTGTTGTGAGGTCGGCGTGTTGAAACAGCCCCCCCTGCGTGACCGCGCCTACCTGGACTGGCTCCGCACACAGCCATGCATCCTGACCGGCTTCCACGCCACAGAGTTTGAGGCGGTGGACCCCTGCCATATCGGCACCGCAGGCAAGGGCATGAAGTCACCGGACAATGAGGCGCTTCCGATACGCCATTCCTTACACGTAGAGGGGCATAGCAGCGGCGAGGTGACGATGCTGCGCACCCATGCCCCCGACTGGCTCATTCGTGACGCCTTCAGGGCTTATGCGCGAGATTTGTATTGTAATTGGAGAGGGTAACAATGGATCTAAATATCAGATACGACGAGTTTTTGGCCCAAAAGGCCATAATTGACCCGCCAACCGGCATGCATGAAATTCCACCATTGCCGGGATGTTTGTTTGACTTTCAATCTGACATAGTGCGTTGGGCACTCCGACGAGGCCGCGCGGCACTATTCGCGGGTACTGGATTGGGGAAGACCCTCATGGCGTTGGCCTGGGCGCAGGCGATCCATAAAACGACAGGGCATGACGTCATCATCTTAACCCCATTAGCAGTCGCGGCCCAGTTTGTTCGTGAGGGCAATAAGTTTGGCATCCCGGTTAAGCAATGCAAGTCCGATGATGACGTAGAATCTGGAGTTACTGTCACCAATTACGAGAAGCTGGCCCACTTTGATCTATCGAGGTTTGGCGGCGTTGTTCTTGATGAAAGTAGTATTCTCAAGTCCTACGATGGCAAGACGCGCACGATGCTGATTGCCGCTTGCCAGTCGATCCCGTTCCGGCTGGCCGCGACTGCAACGCCTTCGCCCAACGATTATATGGAACTTGGGAACCATGCCGAGTTCCTGGGCGTAATGTCATATACCGACATGCTGGCGACGTTCTTCACTCACGACAGCAGCGAGACGCAGGCATGGCGTCTGAAGGGCTACGCCGGGGGCGCGTTCTGGCGTTGGATGTGTTCGTGGTCTGTGATGCTCCGAAACCCGTCCGATCTGGGTTATCCATCGGACGGGTTTGACCTTCCGCCGCTCAATCAGACCCAGCATACGGTCGCGGTTGAATACGTGCCGAGCATAGAAACCGGGATGCTTTTCCCAGTCGAGGCACGGACCATGAGCGAGAGGATTTCTACTCGACGGGACACTGCTGATGAGCGTGTCGCCCATGCCGCTTCAATTACTCCAACAGACAGGCCCATGGTTTGGTGGTGCAATCTCAATACCGAAAGCGATGGATTGGCCCGCGCTATTCCGGGCGCTGTCGAGGTTCGGGGATCTGATAGTGAGGAAGCTAAGGAACGCAAGCTCATTGACTTCAGCGAAGGTCGTATTCGCGTTCTGGTCACTAAACCGTCAATATGCGGGTTCGGCATGAACTGGCAGCATTGCGCCGATACTGGATTTGTTGGCCTCAATGACAGCTTCGAGCAGGTGTTCCAGGCCATCCGGCGATTCTGGCGGTTCGGCCAGACCAAACCCGTCAACGTCCACTTCATCGCAGCTGAAACAGAAGGCGCTGTGGTGTCAAATATCCGCAGGAAGGAAGCGGACGCAGAGCGCATGGCACGAGCCATGGTGCAACATATGGCGGACCTGACCAGTGATGAGATACGAGGGTCACAGAGGGACCGTCCTGACTACCAACCGACGGAGCATGTGGTGTTGCCGTCATGGATAATGGGAGAACTATCATGAACCAGATATCAAACATTAAGGCGTTCGATCAAGAAGTGAGCGACGATTACGCAATTTATCGGGGCGATAGCTGTGAAATCATCAAAGCCATTCCCGACAACTCGATCCACTTCGGCATTCACTCACCGCCGTTTGAGGGGCTGTACAAGTTCAGCAATGACCCGCGTGACATCAGCAACAACGAAGGTGAGGACTTCTGGCGTCACTATGGTTTCCTGATCGCGGAAATGCTCCGGGTGACAATGCCGGGCCGGTGTGTGTCCGTGCATTGTATGCAACTACCCACGAGTAAGACGCGCGACGGATACATCGGCATCCGTGATTTCCGGGGCGAAATTGTACGCGCATACACCGACGCCGGATGGATATTCCATAGCGAGGTGTGCATATGGAAAAACCCCGTGGTAGCACAGCAGCGCACCAAGAGCCTGCGCCTGCTCCATAAACAGGTAGTCAAGGACAGTGCCATGTCTGGGCAGGGATTGGCCGACTATGTAGTGACGTTTCGCAAGCCAGGCGACAATCCCGAACGAGTGAGTGGCGGTTTTGACCAGTTCGTCGGCGAATCCGAGTGCGAGCCCGATCGAGCCAAGTTCACGAGCAAGGACGACCGTCGCAACTGGTATTCGATTGAGGTCTGGCAGCGGTACGCATCGCCGGTCTGGATGGACATCAACCAAGGCAGGGTTCTAGCATACCGCGGAGGCCGAGCCGAAGACGATGAGAAGCATATTTCACCACTGCAACTCGACGTGATCGAGCGTTGCATTCATCTGTGGAGCAACCCAGGGGATATCGTGTTCACACCATTCATGGGTATTGGAAGTGAGGTTTATTCTGCCGTCGAGATGGATAGGTTCGGCGTCGGGATCGAATTGAAGCCGTCATATTATGCCCAAGCAGAGCGCAACGTCGCGAGTGCTACCCGAAGGGGAGATAATGATCTTTTCTCTTGTGCGGTCCCATGACAGAACGCGACCTGTTCTATGCCCTTCTGGACCGCTTTCTGATGTACCTGGCTGACGGCTGGAAGGTGGCCGAGGGGCCACACAACGAGCCTGCATTTGTAGGCACTCACCACGGACGCCACAGCGTCCTCGTTTATCGGGAGATTTTAAATGACATGGCAAGCCTGGACACAGGCCGACGTTGACCAGTTGAAAGCGTTGCGGGCTGATAAAGTCAAACACAAGGACATTGCCCGCATCATGGGCCGACCCGTTTCAGCGGTTCAAGCCAAATGGGGACTATTGCAGAACCCCAAGCCATCACCGGAATCCATCACCAAACCTGCCGCCATCATCAAGCCCGAGCAGCGCAAGTGTCTCTGTTGCGGTGGTCGGTTCATGAGCGAAGGCCCCGGCAATCGGATTTGCGGCGGCTGCACTGATACTGTCAACGAACTGTCCCACATGGACGGCGTGTGCATTGAGGGAGTGGCATCATGAGAACTGCTGATTTCATCAGGATTGGCGCGAAACGTTGGAATTTGTCAGAAGAGCAGATCACGGGCGAGCGAAAGATGGGCTCCCTTGCCCGCCGCCGTCAGGTCATCTGCTACTTTGCATATACCAAGACCGGCGCAAGCCTTCCCAAGATCGCCAGGGTGATGGGTGGCCGTGACCACACCACCATCCTCCACGCGGTTAAGGTGGTGAAAAAGCGCCTCGAAGACGGCGACCAGCGGATCGTTGACTTGTGCGCTGAATACGAAGCCGCTTTGGATGACTACCTTTCCACTAAAGGTTGCCCGCCCTGTGTTGAAGTGTGGAAGGGCAAACCTGCTGAAGTCCCCCCGCGTGTCGTTACCTACATTCCCCCCGGTGGATTCCCACCCGCGAAAGTCTCGCCCCAGAAGGAACGCACCTGCCTGAGTTGTGGCGACACCTTCATGTCATCGGGACCGGGCAACAGGCGTTGCAACAAGACCTCATGCCGTGATACACGGCGGTCAATGGGCCACTTGGAAGGAGTTGCCGCATGAACAGCCCGTGGTTCAAATGCTACCCCAGCGACTTTCTGAACGGCGTCGTTGACCTCTCGCCAGCAGAGCTTGCCGTTTACACGGTTTGCATTATGCGGATGTACGACGAAGGCGGGCCAATACCGGATGAGCCGGAGAGAATTTCGCGGCGGGTCAACATGCGTGTTTCAGCCTGTCGGAAGGCCCTGGATGCACTCTGCCAAGCTGGGAAGCTGCACCGCATTGATGGGTGTTTGAGCAACGCACGTGTCGAAAAAGAGAACGAAACTCGAAACGAAGTCAGCACAAAGTCAGCACGTGCTGCGCACGTTCGGTGGAGCAAAGAGGCCAAAAAACCCAATGGAAACAATGCACCTCCCATGCAACCGCATACCGGGGGCATATGCGGATCGGATGCCTACCAGAAGCCAGAAGCCAGAAGCCAGAAGAATCCCCCTATTAGTCCCCCAGACAGGTTCCCTGAGTTTTGGGGTCTTGTCCCGAAGAAGAAAGAGAAGCTGGCCGCGCAACGTGCATGGGTGAATGCGCTCAAGTTGGCGACCGCGGACGAACTGATCGCCGGGATGATGCGCTACGCCGCCGAGTGTGACGCCAATCCAGAAAAGTGGGTGAAGAACCCCGCCACGTGGTTGAACAAAGGATGTTGGACAGATGAACCAGACGAACCAGCTAGCGAACCTGAAGACCCCTTCTTTACCGCCCTCCGCAAAAACCTTGCTGGAGACTCCGACCTACGCGGAAGGGCTGACATGGGTGAGGCCGATAGCGGTGACACCGGAGCAGATGACAGCGTTGGAAGCGGCTATCCCCGCCTTACGCTCATCTCTGGAACCTGCGGGCAGGCAGACGATTTTGAAGTGGCTGACACGGGTCAAGGCTTCGACGGTCTCGAAGGGAAAGAGCGACACGGAATGGGGGATTGTCCAGGCGGAGATGTGTTTGCAGTTGGCCGAAATGCCCGCTGACATTCTGGAGGAAGGATTCACCCACTGGATACGGAACGAGCGGTGGTGGCCTACGCCTTCCGACCTGCTGGACCTGATGGAGCCGAAACTTGCCGAGCGACGGGCGATGTTGCGCCGCGCCGAGCAGTTGCGGAACCCGACGCCGGAGAAACCTGAACGCCATTGGCCGACGAAGGCCGAGCGTACCGGGATGGCCGACATGGCTGCGGCTGCAATTGCAATCCTGAAGGAAGGGAAGGGACTGGCATGATGGATATGGAAGAAAAGATGCGGGCCATTGAGGCGCTGGGCGCTGAGATGTTCGGCGAAACACCGGGCGGCATGAATGACTTTTGTGATTTGGTTTGGGAATTGGAGCGTGTCGGTGCAGAGGCGCTCGTGAAAATGGGTATCAGGGACGAGAGGGCGCTGATTCAGATGTTCCTGATGTGCGCTGCAACCATGCAGTTGGCGTTTTCGACGCCTGGAATGTGGAAGCGACACGCGGACTGGA